CAATCCACAAGCCGGAATTCAGGATCTCATACCTATTGATCCGATAAAAATCAAAAAAGTGCGTAGAATCGAGAAGGAAAGAAAACGTCCGGATCCTGCAGTGAATGTTGTAATTCCTGTCATAAAGAAGATGGAGGAATTTTACATTTATACGGATACAGACCGAGAAGCATTAATTCCGACTTCACCTTCAGGAATCAAATTTTCAACTGATACGGTTTGTTATGTCCATTCCGGAATAGTCGATTCTTCCAGTAGACGAGTGGTGGGATATCTTCAGAAAGCTATTCGCCCGCTGAACATGCTTCGCCAGATCGAAGATTCGGTGGTTATTTATCGTATCGCAAGAGCCCCGGAACGCCGTGTTTTCTATGTGGATGTCGGTAATTTGCCCAAGCAAAAAGCCGAACAATATGTTCGTGACATCATGAATCGTTATCGTAATAAGATAACTTACGACCCTTCCACTGGTCAAATCCGTGATGATCGCAACTTCCAGTCGATGCTTGAAGACTTCTGGATGCCCCGTCGAGAAGGCGGTCGCGGAACAGAAATCAGCACCTTGGATTCTGGAGCAAATCTTGGAGAGATGGCAGATGTTGAATACTTCCAGAGGAAGCTCTGGCAAGCCTTGAATGTTCCGCTTTCTCGCATGTTGCCTGAAACAGGATTCAATATGGGAAGAGCTGCGGAGATCACAAGAGATGAAGTAAAATTCTATAAGTTCATAGATAGACTTAGGAATAGATTTTCGGTTCTATTCTCGTCTCTCTTGAGAACTCAGCTTATTCTCAAGGGTGTCATTAGCGAACAAGATTGGGAAGATATAAATCAAAATATTGCCTTTATTTACAATAGAGACTCCTACTTCGATGAGCTGAAAGAAGCGGAGATCTTGAAGGAGAGAATGGATCTGTTGAACACGGTTGCTCCGTTTGCTGGAAAGTATTTCTCTGAAGAATATATTCGAAAGAATTTCCTCAAGCAGGACGATCAGGACATCATCAGAATGAACGCAGAAATGCAAGAAGAATTTGCCATCGAGCAAGAAAGAATGATGCAACAGCAGTTAATGCAACAGCAACTTGCTCCCCCGGAAGAAGGACCTCAAGGACAACAAGGAAATGAACAAAAGCCTAGCAAATAAAATCAGATTGATATCCTCCGATGGAGAGATGGCTTTTGTTTCTTCTTTGAAAGAAGAACTAAACTCTCGATTAAATTCTAGAGTTTCAGATATTCGTATGAATATTTGTGAAAATTTATATAAAACTCAAATAACCACCATTGAAGAAAGTGCTCAAGCACCGAAAATTCTGGAAGAAAAACAAGTCATCCAAGAAAAACCGGTCGCAGCAATAATTGCTTCTCTTCAGGAATCTATAAAAGATGAAAAAACAATTGTTCATTCGTTCAGTAATGGCGAAACGGTGACAATAACACATGAGGATTCCAGATGTCTTGTGAATCTGCACGATTCTCTGAATAGCATGAATCAACAAAAAATGAGAAAACTTATGTCCGAAAATTATTCGGAATATAACAAAATACTTCAATTTTCAAAAAAACACACCGAAAGGACTCAAAAATGAGCAGCCTAGATCTTATTAAATTTGCGGCGAACGAAAATCATGTGAAATTCAGAACAACCCTGAATGATATGCTATATGGAAAACTGGCGGAAGCAATTCAAGAAACAACCAAAGACATGGTTGCAGAAATCTTTGAGACCGAACGAGTGGATGATAATTCCGCTCTGCTCGAATATGTTTCTTCGGTGATTGAACAAGCCGAGACTCAACTTGGCACTGAATTCACTCAAGAAGAAATTGCCGAGAGCACTTCGCACATTCTTTCTCTTCTAGAAAAAACGAAGAAGAAGGACGAAGAAGATAAGGACGAGGAAGAAGAGGACGAGAAAAAAGAAGAAGATGAGGACGAAGAAGACGAAGAGGATGATGAAGAAGACGAAGAGGATGATGAAGAAGAAGAAGAGGATGAAGAAAAAACCGCTAAAAAAGGCGGAAAAACTTTCCACTTCGACATCAACTCACACAACAAGAAGGATAAAAAATGAAGCTAATCACAGAGATGAATGAAGACATAACTTTCGTCGCTGAAGCGGCTGAAGGTGGAAAAAAGAAATATGCCATCGAAGGTGTCTTTATGCAATCTGATACCGTCAATCGCAACGGTAGAGTTTATCCTCGTCAAATTCTTGAAAATGAAGTAGATCGTTATTCCAAAAAATATGTGAAAGAAAACCGTGCTCTTGGAGAATTAAATCATCCGACCGGTCCAACCGTAAACCTCGATAAAGTTTCCCACTTGATTGTCGATCTTCGGATGGAAGGAAAGGATGTCAAGGGGAAAGCTAAATTGCTTGAGACTCCCTGTGGCCTAATAGCCCAAAACCTACTGGAAGCCGGTGTAAGACTTGGCGTTTCATCCAGGGGCATGGGTAGCCTGAAGGAAAACCGTGGTTATAAGGAAGTACAAAAAGACTTCATGCTTTCCGCTGTTGATATAGTCGCCGATCCTTCTGCCCCGAATGCATTCGTAAATGGCATTATGGAAGGCGTGGAATGGATTTGGGACAATGGCATTCTCAAGCAAGAAGTCATTGAATCTTATCACAATAAAATCAAGAAAACACCATCAAAAAAACTTCAAGAAACCGCCGTTAGCGTTTTTGAAGATTTTATGCGTAAATTATCAGCAGGCAAAAAATAACTTTTGTATAAATAAAAATTGACCATTAAAAGAGGATTAAAAATGGATAATATCGCCCAACAAGACGTAGTAGATTACTCAGGCAGAGGAGACTCTGATTTTTCAGGTAAAGGCTCAATGTTTGCCAAACCAGTGGCTGCACCCGGTGTAGCCCAAATGAACATGGCATCGCTTGCACCTAATTCCCGTCCAGCCCCCACCGCGACAATTAATGTTGCTGGTGTGGGAATGGCTCCAGCCAAGAAAAAGAAAGAAGAGGAAACTCCCGAAGAAGGTAAAGCAGGTAAATCTGCTTATGCTTCCGAAGGGTTCGATTTTGATGGCTTGTTCGATGGTGAAGATCTCACCGAAGAATTCAAGGAAAAGATCAAAGTCGTCTTCGAAGCTGCTGTGAACGAAAGAGTCAATGCCGTTGCTGCCGCTCTCACCGAGCAAGCCAACGTTTCTCTGACCGAACAAGTTCAAGAAATCTCAGAAGGTCTCTCCCAGAAACTCGATGACTATCTGAATTACGTCATTGAGGAATGGATGACCGAGAATAAACTCGCACTCGAAGAAGGTATCCGTATGGATATTGCCGAGTCCTTCCTCAGCGGTCTCAAGGAACTCTTCGAATCACACTATGTCAGCGTGCCAGAAGGCAAGGTTGATGTTCTAGAAAGCGTCAACTCAACTAATGAAAACCTCGAAAAAGAATTGAATGAAAGAATCGAAGAGAACATCGCTCTTCGCAAGGCTCTTCTTGAGCACCAATGCGGTATTGCTTTCCTCGAAGCAACCGATGGTCTGACCGATGTTCAAATCGAAAAACTTTCTTCCCTCGCAGAAGGTCTTCAATACGACGATGTTGATCAATATGTTGAAAAACTGAACATCCTCAAGGAAAGTTATTTCCGCACCGTTCCTTCAGTTGCTCGCGAAACCGTGGAGTCACTCGAAGAAACCACCGATAAACGAATCACTCAAAGCAATGACTCGATGGGAGTTTATATGTCTGCCATCGCTCGTCAAGCAAAGAAACAAGTCTAATTAAATAACAAAGGAGAAAAAATGGACTTTTCATCAGAAACTACAGCTTATGATAATCTAGTTGAAAAATGGGAGCCAGTGCTCAGTCACGATGCTCTTCCACGCATCAACGATTACGAAAGAAAAAGAACCACCGCAGTGCTTCTTGAGAACCAAGAAAAAGCAATGCGTGAACAGTACCTCGCCGAGTATGGCAACGAAATGGGTGGAGCATTCCTCAACCCACAAGTAGGCACCCCGAACACTGCTCTCGCTGGCTACAGCCCAGTACTGATCAGCCTCGTTCGTCGTGCCATGCCTAACCTCATTGCCTACGATGTCGCTGGCGTTCAGCCAATGACCGCCCCGACCGGACTCATCTTCGCGATGCGTTCACGTTACGGCAAGCAAAGCGATTACACTGCTGGTAGTAACGTCAACACCACAACCGGTCTAGCAACCAATCCGAACAGAAACGAAGCTCTGTTCCAAGCTGCATATCCTCCGTTCTCGGGTCGTGGTGGCAGCTTCGGCGATACCTCAATTGGTGGTGAAACCGGCGCAGCTA